GTCGGTAATTGTTTGACCATTACATTGAACAAAATTACTTGGTAAAGCAGGTGTTCCACTCAAATTTTGCAACCAAGCCACTACACAACCAACAGGAACATCTCCCAATGAACTTGATGCCCACGAAGCACTTCTTGCACTATCCCCGATAGGAGCAAAGCGAGCATCAGAAGATTGAGCAGTATAACCATATTGTCCCTGATTTTGTGGAGTAATTATTTTAGAAACATATTGGCTTGTAACCAACATATTACTTGCATAACCTGAACTACCACTTGGTAGAATTGAAAATGGAGTATCTTTAATTGTTCCACGAATCCAACCTTTATAAGTCAATCCCTGTATCAAATTACAAGTTGCGGTGTTATTGCTACAAGTAATTGGGAATGTATCACCCAAAACAAAATAATTATTCCAACCAACATTCTTATAAGCAGGTTGAAGGTCAATTGATGTTCCTTTCCAAGTATTCAGAATGTCAAAAATAACTGAACAATAAGAACCTGAATAAAGAGAACCTGAAACGATGGAATAAGAAGCAGTTCCATTAGAACCTGTCGTTAAATTGATATACCAATCATTTGTAGCTTCCAGATTACATTGAATCTTATAAGCATTTGCTGGTATATCCAATGAAGTCGGCGGAATACTACCTGTAATCGGGTCACTGGGAATAATAAACGAACCGGAAGCAAGGGGATAATTGATTGGGCGAATATCAAAACTTTGTGTTATCAAAGTTCCATTACCAAGAATAAAATTAAAATATGTTAGCATAATAGATTCACCAATCTTTTCAATCCCACCGGATTGACCAGAATATAAATAGTTTGTTTTACTCCATAAAATTGAATAATCTTTCCAAAACATTCATTTTAATATCCATTCATTTGATAATATAGCAATCCTAATCCTTCACTATAACAACCTAAAAAATCTATCTTATAGTATTGATAACTTACATTACCCGGCAAATTAAATGATTGTGAAACGGGTGTGTCAGGATTTAAGCCTGCAATTACACTATTCAAGTATGTCCAATTTTGATTATCATTACTACCATAATTATTCCAGTTCTGTTGATGAAACAATTGCATATAATATGATACTGCATAATGTGAACTTGAAAGTTGAACATAAAATTGACCTGTTTGTCCTTCGCTAGTCCAATAAAGTGAACCCGTATTTTTATCACAAGCTCTATAAGGTTGAAATAAATTATTACCGGGATTATACCAAGTATTTGCAGTAATTATCCATCCTGAACCACTTAATGAACTACTATCACTTGTCATTTGTGGTATTAACTGCCTAATTTGTGTAGAACTTGAAATTGCACTACTTCCTGTAGCAGGTGAAAGTGAAGCCACAAAAGCGGTATCAAGCAAAGTTAAGTTAGTGATAGCATTCATTTTACGGGATTACTTTGACATAGGCAGCCAATACTTGGCTTTCAATATTTCCATAAGAAGTAAGCGAAAGAATGGCTGATTTACTACCACTCAAAGAATTGTTTAACAAAGTACCATTCAAATTCTGCCAATTAGTATTAAATGTAATTCGCCTATTGGAACCAGTTGCTGGAATATAAACTACACTTGCACCCGGTCCACCACTTGAACTTGCAAAGTTTATACTTCCGCTGGTTAAAATGTAATAATATGGAACAGTCAAATTGACATTGTAACTACCAGTATTAGCTGATGAAGTATAGGCGGTTAAACTTTGACTTAGCAATAAAATAACTGATGAACTATAATAATAAGTTGCACTTGAAGTTGTGTAGGAAGCGGTAAGTGTATTCACCGCCCAACTTGAAGTAATTGGATAAGTTGAAGCAGTTGTCAAGGTAGCACTTCCAGCATTCAATGAATAACTTGAAGTTAAAGCATAGCTTGATGAAAAACTACCAGTAGATAATGATACCAAAACACTTGCCGAATTAAATGTTACTACAGCATTTGGTAACGAAGAAAGTTTTTCTTCAACAAAACTTGAAGAATTAGCATTGCGTTGAGTTATCAACACATCAAATGGCGAATAAATTATACTCATATTACATTTCTATTCAGATATTTCAATAAATCCAAGTGTTATTAAATTATTATTCATATTATTATTAAAATTGGTCAAGTGCTATTCTCTTCCAAGAATTTAATCCTGAACAAATATAAATATAATCATTATCCATTGTAATAAGACCGCCATCCATATAGCCATAAGTGCTTGCGGTTGAACTTAAAATTGTATTATTTGGAATAATTACCGGAACTATATTTCCATCAGCACACAAGTTATTATTAGTATCACAAGTCAGAGTTACACTTGAATATATTGTTTCCCAAACTATATTACTGAAAGTTGGTTGTCCGTAAGTGCGGGTATAACTTGGCGGATATGCGTCGCAAGAGCATTGTTTATTTGAAGAACTATACCACATAACATTTGCACAATTCCAATTGACCCACCTTTTGACACCGGGAATCAATGGACCACCATACAAACAAAAGAAAACATAATTACTTACCGTAGAACTACCACTTAACCAGTTGAACGTGGAAAATGTATCAAAATCAATCATAGTATAATTTCCATACATTGTATTTCCATCTGTGTAACTGTTTGTGACCGGCGAGCCATTTGGCTGTAATATCTCCCAATTACTTAAAGAACTTGTTGAAGGTGAAGTATAAGTAATAACTGATGAACTTCCGGGGATGATACTCACAAGTGGCACACCCGGTACCAAGGTTCGGAAATTTGGAACATAACCAACACTGCCGGAATAAATATAAGGGCAATTATCCAGTTCATTCAAGTATTCGGTTACAATATTGAATAAATTATTTTGGTCACTTGTATTTAAACCGGCTGTATTGCCAATAGCTGCAAATCTTAAAGTTTGGCCGGCATTAGCATAATTTACCGAACTTAAATAAAGTGTTGTTCCAGTATTTGTCCAATTACCAACTCCACCCAAAAGAAATGTTGGAGGATTTGAAAATCCACCCATTGAACTTACTCCCTGCTGACTACCACCTGTTGTTGGTGTATTGTTTATTTGATAAGTTCCACCATTGGAACCATTGGAACCAGCAAAGAAAACATTGTAAATTGGATTGGTTAAATTACTTGTGGTTGTGTTACCCGTAGAACTCATACCCGTTGAAATACTACTTGTGGATATATTCAAGTCACTATAAACGTGCAAAAAATACGGATTACCAATGTCACAAGTAAGACCAGCAACCGGTGTCAAACTGCTTGTGGTACCAATATTACTTAAAAAAACATTGACATTACAATTTTCACTGGCAGAAACAATAAGAAATTCGGGAGCTATAATACCCGTATCTGCATAACTGTTACCGTCACTTACTAAACCTGTCAATGTATGGGCAGATGCATTAGCATAAGCTCCATTCCATTGTAGAGTATAACTTGAACCTTTAAGATTAGCTGCGTCTCCTGCAACGGTTGCAGCCGCAAATGGATAAACACCAACGAATTTGTCCCACAAACTGCAACTCTTCAAAGAAGCTGTTAAATTATTTACCGCACTTTGCGTGTAACGGGAACCCGTCAAATAAAGTGAGCCAGTCCCAATAAGTTGTCCCTGTTGCGGCGTTACAAAAGTCAAAACATAATTATTCTGATTTGTCAAAACACCAAGCCAATCATTCCAAGTATAAGTTCCATTTGCTAAACTATCATCTTCTCCTGAAACTGTAACCGTGGATAATTCATAACCTTCAATGGAAGTGGTATTGTAGAGTGTAAGAGATTGTCCAGAACTTACCGAACCACCAAATTGATTTATTGTGGATATTTCATTTTGCAAATAATTAAACCAACTATTTGCTTTGGACCAAGCAGTAGCCGTTGGGTCGCCAAGGAAAGTGTATGCGTCAGTTCTTGTATATGGCTGACCACTTATACCAGCACTTTGTATTGTGATTGAACCACTCATACTCGAAGTGGTAGAGTAGGGCGTTACTTGGTCTATGTAATTGGGTTGGTTCATTAGATGATAATAATATAAATAGTAGTGATTTTATGATAATAGCGATAAACAATTCTGTAAATCCTTATACAAAGCAATGCTTAAAGGATATTGAACGTGAGTGCCAGCCGAGTCGCCATATACATCAATTCCATACGGGTCTGGATAATTTGTTTGTCGCGGGTCAAAGAAATTTGTAAATGAATTACAGAATTGAAAAGTTCTCGGATTAAAATTTGGAATATAGTTATTTTCATCATTGATATAAAATCCTTGTGCTGGAAATGAATAAGCAGAAGCAAACCAAATAGGTTGCCAATTTGCCCAAGCTTCAACTAAGCAAGGTGTATCACTTTTATAAACTAATGGCTGACCGTGAATAACAGGCAACCAACAATCCACGTCTCCCGTATCTCTTTGATTTGGTTGAATAGTTAAAGTGAATATAGAACTTATATCTCCGCCAGCGCCACTATCTTCATCATCAGCACCCGGTATTTCGTCACCTGCACCTGTTACAAGTCCCTGCGAAGTGAATGGAGCAAACAAATAAGTTTTATCAGGCAGTTGCCTATATTGCCCCAATGTTATATTTATTTGATTGCCAGTTGAAGGTGTAATAGAGATACCGTAATTATTTTGGACTGGCAAACGAGTTGCACGAACTTTATAGATGCAATAGCCTTGAGCAGGAATTCTTTTTAGTCCAGTATAGGTTGGATAAAGTGAAGGAATGGAGTAAAATGTTGTAAATGAATTACCCGGCGAACCATCCAAAACATAACTAAAACATTCATAAGCATCGGGGATAAATTCCAGTTCAAGTGGAACATCTCCCCAATCAGTTTCAACTAATAAATCAAATGAAACTGGGAAAGCATTACCATTCTTTATTGAATAATTGAAACCTGATGAGTCACTTAAATAATTTCTTCCGCCCATTGGTGGAATGTCAGCTTCATTGGTTTTTGATATAAAATCATAAGGTGGTGGCATATAAGTTTTGGAAACCATAATGCTCATTGAATTATTATTCAGCTTACCGCCATCATATAATCGCCACGGTGTTGTTGAATTTAACGGACTAACATTTCTTAATTTGATTTTGATTGCAGTTGTATTGGATGGGTAAGCTAAATTATAATTATTGGTTGAACCCGAAGCCATTATTACATTTCCATAAATATCATAAGATTGATTTGGATTGCCCCATTCACCCCAAAGAATAGGCATTGGACTACCGGAAGCTAATGTCATCCATTGTGAAGGTTGAGCTTGGCAAGATTGTTCTATCAAATTATATTTAGGTCCAAGGTCAACTGCAATTGAACCTGAAAAGAAACTTTCCGAAACAACCGAGCCAGAGAAATACAACATTCTCTCCCCATTTTGGAGCAAAGCTTGTTGTCTTGTGCTTGATGCAAGTATAGGTAACGAATTATCCCATTGACCAAAATAAGAATTAGAGTTTGGATAATTGTCAATAAACGTAACATTTAAGTCACCGATTGTTTCTGTCTCTAAAGCTATATTTATCGCTTCCAAATTTGGAGACACTACAACCGGAGTATTGGTAAAAAGACTTGGAGCCAATGAACCAACATAATTCGGTAAATCTTGGTCAACATAACAATTTATTGCTGGAACTGGCAAAGTAAAAGCTGACCAAACACCTTTAACATTCTTATCGGTAATTGACCAGAAGGCTACGGAATAATTACCATTTACAATAAAATCACTTTCATCATCGGGCATATCCGGTGCTGAAATAGTCATTGTGTTACTTGTCGGGTGAATTGCTTGTATTGGTTGTGGGTCCGAATTGGTATCATATATCATCCTTGAACAAATAACTGGCCCTTGAATGATACTATATCCCGTTGGTGGAGCAGATGCGGTAAAATTGATACTTCCGTTTCCCTGCACAATCGGTAAATTTATATTGGCAATCAAAGCGGACGTGCTTATATTATTGGAGCCACTCGTTTCCCAAGTTACTCCGGTTGAAGGATAAGCCGAAGCCGTTCCGAATGAACTTACCAATGGTGGGTGAACAGGTGGTGCGCCTCCACCAGTCCATTCAACTTGCCAGAAAAGTTGACAATTCCATATCCCCGCCATAGAAGCAGAATAATATAAATCATATTTATCAATATAACCAGCATACGGAAAATCCACTCTCCTACCACAATTTATTTCTAATCCATTTAATGCGTCATTCAGCGCATAAGAAAATTGAACACTTTTATATGCAGTCTGATTTGGGTAACTTGTAATTGTGTTTGGTCCACCCGAAAAATAACCACCAACTGGTTCTGCTCCGCCAATTAAACCCAAAGTTCCAAATAATTCCCCATTACCATCAAGTGATTGACTTGGATATGCTACAGAATAACCACCGCATCCAATAGACGGGAACACATCTTTATCCGATACGCCAACTACCCAAGGTCCACTTAAAATACTATCATTAAGTAAAGTCATATCTTGGTTCATAATAGTATAATAATCAGCCTTTATTCTATTTATTTGTGTATTCCAAGAACAAGTATTATGCACGGGATAAAAATGACCTGAATAAGTAATGTAAGAAATTGATGAACTGAAAAGATTGCCGGGTGGAAAAGATGCAGAATTATATGGTGGAAATTCGTAATCAGGTTGTGTAACTTCTGGATATTCCCAATAATTCACGTCATACTCATTCATTGGCCAAGTTCCTTCATCAACTTGAGCATTGACTAATGGAAGCAAATTTGCATTAGCTAAAGTAGCTAATGCATCCATATCTGATTTTAATATAGGAGTTCCACTGGTTGGCATAATATCATATTGTTAAATATAAACACCTAATGGAGAAGATGGTGCTTGAACCCAATATCCGCCACCTTGATAGGGTGGTTGACCTATTGATGGAATAAGAGCAAAATAGTTTCCAGAATTAAGACCAAAAGGTATTATTACTTCTTGGCCAGCCGTATAATTTCTACCCGAATCCCATTCACCAACAAAACCGGATGTTCCACCAATAGAAATATTACTTGGTTTTTTTGCAAGGATTAAAGTTGTTCCGTGAGTATCAGAACGGACTAAAATATCACTAGAACTGTGTAATGTAATTCTAATAAGATATTCACGCAGCATATTCCATACATGCGTAAAACTATTTACGTCTGGAACTCTATGTGGTAGCCAATTTTCCATATCTTTTTAATAAATATTATCATTATTGTTACAATCTTGTCCCATAAACATTTTGTGGCCATAGACCAAATTCCCATTCTCTTTGCACCGTTATTGTTGAACCATGTCCATCCTTTGTGCTTGGTTGTTGCAACCAACCATAAAGATAAGGAATACTTACACCATAAGAACTTATCGCAGTTGGGTCATTTGGTTGTCCTAAACAAGCTGCCCAATTAGCCGGAACACTAGCATTAGTAGTTAAAGTTGCAACTGAAAATATTCTCCCCATATAAACATCATAACCTGCCAATGGATAAGTTTTTGGAACAACTATTTCTTGTCTTAAAATAGGAACAGAAATCGGAACTGTTCTAAAACCCTGCATGTGTAACGCATAAACTGCTGCGCTTGCGCTATTCCATAAAATACCCTGACTTGTTGCTGGTGTAGTTCCATCCGTCAAACAAGATGGATAAAGCATATTTCCACCGGTATCAAATGCGGCAGGTGAATTACTAAAATCACGTTCCAAAGATGCAATCTGTGAACCTGTCAATTGAACTATCCAAGGAATTTCAGCCGCATTACAATATAGTAATTCTTTCTGGTTTGGTTTATAATGCATTGACCAATTTACCGTGACATAACTGCCACTGCCATATTGTATAATATTATTACTACTATCTGTTTCTGCATCTATGGTGAATGTTCCCATAAATGGATTACCAGATTGAAAATCAATATTCCATCCTTTACCCCAATATACTGAAGCAGTTGCTCTAACATCTGGTTCATTCCCTACTACAATTTGCTCAATATGCGGATACTTATTTTGATAATATTGTTCGTGTCTGCTACTTGTGCTTGGACTTATACCAAAGGAATTATTCATATTGTTATTATTTATCTAAAATATTGCCACCAAGAATTATTGGAATTATTTACCGTATTCTTAGCTATTGTTTCCAAAAATGTTATTTGTCTTTGATTATATTGTTTCATTTGTTCCAAAGCGGATAATTGATTTTTTTGTATATCCAATTGAGTTGCTACTCCACCCATTCCACGAAAAGAAGCACCAAACATATTACCACTTGCGGTCAATGAATCACTATAATCTTTGACTGATTTGGCGTGTTCTTTATATGCTGGAACAGTTTTAGTTCCTTCACCAGTAGGATTGGTCAATTCCTTGGTAATTCTATCAATTGCTTTTTGTATTTCCATAAAATCAATATCAAAAGGTTTTTTAGCAACATTACCAGCCATATTGATAGCACCCCAATTTATTGATGGTCCTGCTGGTCCAATAGCTCCACCAAAATTTTGCGCTCTATTTTCAAGTTGAGCATAAAATTCACCCAATTCCGCACCTATTTGTGCAGTTCTTCCCGCTCCTTTTGACGCAACTTCAATCAATGTCTTGGTCAATTCCATTACTGCGGGAGCTAATTGAACCATTAAAATCAATCCAAGTTCCTTGAAACTATCACCTAACACCTTTAATGATACTGCGGTTCGTGTATCCATTATTTCGCCTGCACGTCTCATTGATTCACCAACTTCGTCAACATTGGTTTTTAATACAGGCATTATTTCCTCAAATCCCCTACCCAATATATTACTTATTGGAGCAGCAATATTATCAAGTCCTTTAGCATTCTTTACTGCGTCACCAATATTCTTAAATAATAAATCCGAGCTACTTTTAGCTTTTATATCGGATGTGGATATTCCAAGGTCCGTAAATTTCTTTATATCTTCTTTACTACCACCAAGAGCTTTTTGTCTTGCGATTGCTACTTTACCAATAGCAGTTTCCAAAGCATTAAATTCAGTTCCACTTTCTTCGGCTGCTCTCTTTAAAATTTGGACTTGTTCTACCGTTGTTCCCAGTTGTCTAGCCGATTTAACAAGACCGGCTGCTAAATCAAATTCACTTGATACAAATGATTTAATAGCTTCAACTGAAAATGCACCAATAATCATTTGTTTCAATCCCGCAAGGCTGCTATTAACGGATTTTATTGCTGTATCCAATCCACTTTTATTACCCGTTATTTCAACCATTACTCTTGACATTATTTCATTCCTATCTTATTTCTTAATTCTCTTTCCTCTTTACTTATCAAAACAATGGTTTCCATTTTATGAGCATAAAGAAGATAAGCAGATTGACTTTCAACCAAAGGTAAATTATAACAATCATTACGTGACCAGTTACATTCAGTCATTAAAGTAAAAATAATGGACTCTTCCGGTTCAACCGGATTGACCGATATATCACTTTCATTTTTATTTTTTAATTGATAATCGGGAATATCAGTTCCATTTCTTAAATAATGTGCGAAATTATGTATTTCTTTAATAAGACTAAATTTCTTAAAATTGTTTTTGATTTGTTCAATCGCTTCAATTATTTTTCCACTACCTCTTTCTTCCTGAAAATCATCATAAGTCGTGGAACAAACCAATATTGCAAAGGCATATTCTCCAATTAAGGTTATATCATTGACTAAAGCTTCATATATTTTGTTTATATCACAAAATAAATCATATTCACCTGTAATGAATTTACTTTTAGCAGTTTTTAATAGAATAATATGACCAAGAGACAACGGTAACATTCTATATCCACATATAGTAGGTATAGTTGTAGTTACACGTTCGGTATAGCTCTTATAGGAACTCATATCTTTTATTCGCTCCTACAAGTTTAGTTAAGGTAAAGTCGTGCCGTCTGCTTTAACCCATTGAGTAGCTTCAAACGTATATTTAGCACCGTCATCTGACTTGAAATCAAGCTCTGCATCCGTGCAAGCCCAAGTTCCACTAATTTCCGTTGTCCAAGGGTCTGTCCAAGTAAGAGTATCACCGGGATTTCCCAATGGAATATTGCTACCACTCGTATTCAATAATATTGTTGCAGTTGCAACTTTCTTTCTTTTACCCAAACCAATATAAATGAAATTATCCGTATTATCGGTAATCTCTTTTTTATCAGATTGTTTTTTTAACTTGAAATCAAGTGTTGAACCACTAAACAATGTATTGGTTGTATAAACGTGATAATAAACCCCGCTTCCAAATCCATTCATATATGACATATTTATTTTCCTTCTTTGTTATGATGTTCTAGCACAAGTCACTTCTAACTTTTGACTGGCAATCCAGCCATCAGTCAAAGGTGTTGTTTCTAATCCATCTTCTATTACTAATTTGTAAATTATATTGGGAGTATAGCTTCCCATTATTCCTTCAATTCCATTCATTAAGAATGGATTGAATACCAAATCACTAACCGTCTCAAATTCATTTGCAGTTGTTCCTTCACCCGTATCTGTAAGACGAATAGCGGATGTCAATAATTCCAATTGTGCTTTATGTAATCCTGTTTTAAGAGCCTTTTCATAAGGTTGTTCATCAAAACATTGAACTCTAACATTTGGAAATTCAATACCTTTTCTATCTAAAACATCATATTGTCCATAAATCTGCCAGTTAGTAATACTACCACTTGCAAATGAAGCAGATATAACTTGCTTGGCTGCGCTAACTATGTAATTTTGTATCAACATATTTAAGACCTGTTAAAGTGTTCAGCAGGTATATCCAGTTTCTTAGATAAATAAGTCACTATATCTGAATTTATCTTTTGTAATCCTGCTTCTGCGCCTTCTTCTTTTAATTTTGTAACCAATCCTCTATTTATTTTACCTTCAACATCATTAAAGAAACTGCCTTTAATAACACTTCCTGTTTTTGTTGCTGGTTCTGCTCCACCGAATGAAGCTCTTGTAATTCCTGTTACACTTGCAAATGATTTATGAACATATTGTAATAACTTCTTTATACCGGGTAAATAACCAGCTTTTGTAAAACCAATGCTGGAATATCTTCTACCCATCAATTTTTTCACATCTGCTTCTAAATCTATTATTTCTTCACCGGATGCTTGTTTCTGTTTAATGACAACCATTTCTGCAACAGTTCTATCAGGATATTTTGATGACATTTGTTCCAAAGATTGTTTTACTTTTGACCTGTCTGCTTTTGGTGTTTGTTTAAGAGCTTCTCTGCATCCATCATATAACTTAAAATTTATTGCATCTTCTATTGTCTTACTTGTTTCCTGTAAATATAAATTCAAGTTTCTCCTACAAATTGCATCATCAACTTTAACTGTCATTAAATCGCTCATTATTTTATCGTTTAATAGTTGGTTGATTACAAACAAAAGTCCAAAAAATATTATTCGGTTGTCGGATATGTTTAATAACTAACTTATATCCATTGAAATAAATGTAATCATTCAATTGTGGATATATTCCATTGAATTGACTGATTCTTACCTTCATTCTAAAATCTGTATTTTGGAGAAAAGCAGTTTCACTATTAAGAATTTGATAATCAATCGTATGTGGAATACAAAGATAATCTTCACCTTGCCAAGTAAACATTTGACTGCCTAGTTCTTCTTCTATTTCAGTCAAGTCATTTTCAACTATATCTTTTATATTAAACATATTGTTTAAGAAAAAAGGATGGATGGATTTAACCACCCACCCTTTTTGTGTAATTATTATTCTGTTCTAAATTACGGATGTGTTCCATCGGTTATTCTGGTCAAAGCTTGTGTTTGACCTTTGGCATAACCATAGAGTAAATAATAGCCAATATAAGTTAATCCTGTCCAGGGATTACGCGACAATCGTAATTGTAATGTCAATTCGGACTCTGGTTCAGTTGCTTCTTCCACTTCTTCAATTCCAGATGCAACACTAATGACTGGCAATCTTGTTGCAAGAGTCAAAGCTTCTTTACCAACACCAATACCAGCAAGACCTTCACCCAAATTATTAAAGTTTGGAGCTTCATAAACGGCAACGCCACCCAATCTTCCGATTGTACCTTCACGAATTAATTCGGTAGTACCGATTTGATAATTATTCTTAACATCGTTCAATAGCATTCCATAATAAGGAACGTTCAATACCAATGATTTTGGACTAGTTGAACCACTTTGTTTCAATGTTCCAATGACAGTTCTATATGCATTATCAAAAGTAAATGTTGAACCTGTATAAGAAGCTGTTCCATACGTCGCCATAGTAAATTGTGAATTGATACCTGCCCATACTACGTTGACTACACCAAACATATTACCTTCAAGGAATGTATTGATTAGACGTGGCATTGTAATAGTTGACACTTCATAATCGGTAAAAGCCGAAACGGAGTGCAATACGTCACTTAATGAAATCTGCACTTGTGAACCAGTTGCGTCCTGTGCAGTATATCCAGCCGTTCTTGTATAAAGAGAAGCTGATACTGCGGTTGGATAACGTGTATTGATTGCTCCATAAGCAGCAGCGGTTTCTCTACTGAAATCCGTATGAAATGCCAATAAAGGTGGCACTATCCTCTGAAGTACTGGTAGCGATTCTTCAGCAATCGCGGTCAATGTTAGACCATTTAAGAGGTTACTCATAAAATTATTTTATTTCTATCCTTATATTGTTATTGTTTAACACTTTCAGGCTTGGATAGAATAGCCTTGTGTTTGTTGTAATATTCAGTTCGTTGGTTGCCAGCGGGCATCTTTTTAAATTCTGCTTTGATTTCGGCTGGTGACAATTCACTGGAAATTGTTCGTTTAACCGTATTCACGGCTACACCCATTGAAGCAACCAAATCTGCGGCTTGTTTGCCTGTGGATTGTGTAGCTTCTTGGATTTGTTTTTCTGATTGACTTAAAGATTTAAGATGTTCAGCTTTTAATTGTTCAATTATAGTTGAATGTTCAGCCTTCAATGTATCAATGGCTTTTATATTGTCGGCTTTAATACCTTCAATCTGCTTGGTCAAAGTTTCTTTTTCAGACACAAACGTTTGCACGTCTGCTTTAGCTTGTTCCATTATTTCTTTATTGGCTTTGTTCTTAATCTCTAATTGATTTGCCAATTCCGTATTGGTATTGGTTAAATCAGTTACTTGTTTATTTAATTGAATTACATTCAAGTTCATATTTTATACATATAGGGTTGTCTGCGTTAAATTATATTTTTCTTATTCGGTATAAGAAGTTACTGCTTCTATGAAATCGTCATAGGTTGGAATTATACCGTCTGCAAAATTCTTTTTTACTGCTGTTTCACCGTCGAATATTTCTCCAGTACAATCTTCCATCTTAATTCCCCTTTTCATAACATCAAAAATAAAATCACTTTCAATAGCATTTATTTGTGATTGAAGCATTGTCTTTTCGTCATCTGTCATTTTCTTAAATGAAGCACCAGTAAGTTTATATTTTCCAAAAGAACCTGTTATAGCATTTACCACTGTTCCTTCTGTTTCCAATTGTTTTGAGTTATCAAGATAAATGGAATATACATTTACAGAACCTATTCTTGCACTACCTGCAACAAAAAATTTAGAACATTGTGAAGCTAACCACATTCCCGCTGAAGTGCAGAGCATATCGGCATAACCTATAACTTCTTTTTCTTTTGCTAATTCAGCTATTAAATCGGCAGTTTCAGGAGTTCCTACAACAATTCCACCGGGTGTATTGAAATACATACCCACTCTTTTAATCTCTGCATCGGTTTTAGCATCTGCTATTTGCTTATTGATAGTATCCAAATCAATACCACCAAACATAATTTCCAATTCTGAAAGATGTTTGCCAATTGTTCCATCCACTGATATTATTGGTATTCCATTTATTTTATTATCTTCTAATCCTTCTATTTCACTTTCACTATCGGGGTCAGCATTATATTCCAAATCTGAAAATATATTACCATTTACAACTGCTTTAAGATAATTCTGATATTGATTAAAATAAATATCATAATAGGCAACTGGTATTGACCAAGGCGTATTATAAAGAGATTGCTCTATTCTCACCAAAGATGATTTAGGATGCTTCTTTTTATTTCTATTATCCCAAAATGATTGACATACCGCATATCTTTCTTTTTGGTCTGAATGTTTTTTATTCATCTCTTTATCGCCCATACATCTTTGCATATACGGGTCGTGTTTCTCGTTAAATTTTGGGTACGGCATAAAATTATTCCTTTGTCTTTTCTTCTTCAGTTGAACTACCACCAATATCTATTAGCTCACTTTCTTTTTGTGCAGCAGGACTTTCATTTGGTGTTCTTTGTGATAATAGAGAAAGAGCTTTATCAAATGATAATTTAGGGAATTTTTTGGTTATATTCAATGCTCTCTGAATTAAATCTTCCGTTTCCTCTTGCGTCTGGTCCCTGACATCTTTCCACCATTCACCGCGTTTTGCTACCACTTCGGATAATGTCATTGAACCTATTTTGACATTTTCCCTGTCTGCCGCTTCTTCTTGTGCGCCATCAATCGTCAATAATTTTGGTCTTGTAAATGACCAGTTCCACCATTCATCCTTGTCTGCATAGTTTGGTGGAATAATTTTGTTCTGCATTGCAGTTGAAACAGCAAATTGAACCATCAATCTTGCTCGTTTCATTACTGATAATTGACGTTTGCGAATTGTATTCCTTGCTTGATTTATGATACTTCTATTACCACTTGAATTAGTTTGCGGATTTAACAATTCATAATACCATCCAACTGCTCCAATAGCTCTGCGTCTTACTCTTTCAATAAAACCTTCTGTATTTGGTGAAGGTCGTTCATCATAAAAAGGCTCAATATCTTCACCTTCGGTCACGTCCAAATAAATATTTCCTGCATCATAGGCATTTTCCAAATTGAAAGTATATTGTTTTGGCACTCCCATTTCTTCAATCAATGGGTCCTCTTGTGCGCCTATGATTGGAGCACCGGGGTCTGGTATTCCGCCAACTCTTTTATGCTTGATACCAAAAGTCGAAGCTAATTTAACTCCACGTTTAATTGCTTCATCAATATCATTCATATCCAGCCAATCAGTTACCGTTCTAGCTACTCTACTGATTCCCCTGTATTGGCCGGACCATTCTGTTTCATATAACAATTGAAATTTACCAGCAGGTAATATTACATCATCCTTTTCTAAATCTGCTTTAATATTATAAGCTATTCTTTCATTATTTTCATCAAGGATGACACCATCAATGACTGTAAGACCATCATATTCCCCACCGTGAATAATATTGTCATTATAACGGGAACCTATTCTATGAGAAGCAATCAGTTGAACCAATGGCCAACCTGTTTTAGTTATATTAAATACACAGCCACTATCCCCATCCAAATCTATTGATTTGCCAGTAGCATAAAGTGTGTCGTGAAAGCCCATATTGGCTCCGTCAAGATTACAATTTTGATACCATCTTGTCTTTAACCAATTCTCCACATAAGTTCCCCAATCTTTATTTTGACCATTATATTTTGGCAACCAGCCTTCACTGAATGCCCAACTATTTTTTGCTTCAATAGCATTACCAAGTTCGGGCATTGAACCGTATAAACTTCTTGCGAATTGTATTTGACTTATACGAACACCGGGAGTTTGAGATTTCTTTAAATCCTGTGTTACATAAGTTATCGGGCGATACTTGAATGGAAATAATCTTGGATTAGAATACAAAAAAGAAGCACGAACACCGTCACCAGTTGGAACGGTAATTCTTTTGTCAATTGTTTTTGCTATAGGTGAAATCAATTTGCGCTTTGATTTGACAATTTTATTTCTTTTCTTAATCATAGGACTTTAATACCATGTGTAGAAGTTTGGGCGAGTGCGTGTTACAACAGGTCCATATTCTTCCGAATAATATGTTTGGAGATACAACCAAGTTTGTCCCAAAAGAAATTTAAGTGGAATACCAAAAGCTTTTTTAATGGTTGTATTTTCACAAGCATATTCTTGCATATACAAACCACCATTTTTAGCAACTTCAAGAGCTGCTATTCTTATTTTTAGAATATCCTCTTTTGTATCTGGGGGTAGGTGAAATAGCATAGTTAAAATCTTTTATTTATAATACATAGTTATAAGTATATTAAAAATTCGTTTTAATTGTTGATGGAGTTGGAGCAATAGGTTTCTTTTCAATATCACCAACTCTACCCAAAATACCCCGTGCTAAACCTGCTACAACAAGTTGACATTCCACGTCCCAATAATGATTTGGTTTCTTATCTGGATTATCCCAGCGCCAATTTACTTTACCAGTTGTTTTATTCGTTTCTTTTATCAATACTTCAGCGTTCATTTGTCGTTCATATTCATCATCTATTTTATTTGATACCCATTTGATGCTACTTTTTCCACTTCTTAAATGGCTCAAAATATTTTTTACAGTGTAGTTACTCCACAAAATCAATGGACACATCTTACCTTTGGACTTTGGATTAGTAATTGGCTTATATGCAATTGATGAATAGGGGCGGGATATATGGTCTGAATGATTGTTATAGGTAATAGCTTTGTCGCCTTTAAGAGCAAACCAGCAGAAATAAGTTTTCTTTCCCCTGTTAAATCCTTCATGTCCATACTGCACACATTTTTCATAAACTTCTTCTGTTAAATTACCGTCACCACTATCTATAACCACATTCTGGTCTTTGACCTGTAATCTTGTTTGGACATTTCTTAATTCATCCCAGCTAACCGCAGTTCCTAACTCAATCAATCGGCTATCACCATTCTTTGCCATTGCTCTTACTATCCATCTAAACATCGGGTCAGTTCTTTGCACATCAGCAGAAAGAAATCTTGTTTCTTCACTATCCCAAACTTTATTTGGGTCGTAATCCTCTATCATCGTATAGATAAGATTATCTCTGCTTCTGATTGGTCTTGGTATTCCCAATTCTTTTTTGTAGAAATTATTTAATGCGGTATCATCCAAACTATCCGCTTCATCTTTTGCATTCAAGTAACGCAATACCGCACTCTCAAAGGTTACATTGAACATTGCCCAAGACGGCCAATGATAAGAATGGACTAATTCATTTCCATTTTTCTTTGTGCAAATATATATTCCATTATTTCTTAAATATTCTCTATTTTCATCAGTATCAAACAACTTGTTTTTACAATGGTGACATTCTAAATGAGCCGTTTTAGCACACTCTGAATTGCTTCTAACTCCATTTGGATAAGTTGTTTCATTTTTTAACCAGTTCATCCCTGAATAAGAACCATCCTCCCGCTTCATTTGCCAAGTGTGAATGTTCTCTTTACCACATTTACACTTGTAGCCCCATTCAAATACTATACCGCGCTTGTAATATTTGTCCCATTCATCATCTATTTGACCGCCTTGACTCATTCTTAATATCTTGGAATGATGAATATGTCCTCTTATACGGTCACTGGCTTCTTCAATGAAGCCATTTTTGTACAAATAACAATCATCCATTACTACATAGCGCATATCAGAAGATTGTAATAAACTTTCTTTAGCACTTGTAAGAGTTACGGACATGTGCGGAAAAATAATTTCGTCTTTTCTTATCTTATCTGTATTTTTTGGAAGATGAACCGCAACAGGTGGGCAATCTAACAAAACAGGTAAGGTTTTTGTTTCACTAATCAATTCAGCAGCTTGTTCAACTTGCATTAACCATAACATTGAACCGGGAGCATTACATACAATCCAAGGCAACCATATTTGAGCAAGTAACGTCTTGGCAGTTTTGACCGCAGCCATTATATTGATTTCCTTTATCTTACTATTTTTTAAGTCCTTGAAAGGTTCAATTAAATACGGGGATAAGGATACATCAAACTTACCAGTAATTGAAAATGGCGGTTTAAGAGTTATATTTTTATTCGCCCATTCATATATTTCTGAATTATCTGGTGGTAGCCATATATTCTGAATATCTTTTACAAACTCATCTTGGATTTCTTCTGTTATCATTTTTTACCTTTAACCCATGCATCAGTATTTGCCTGATTGAACTTATTACAAATATCTTCAAGAGCAGTTCTCAAAATAGGTTCGCGTTCAGCTAAATTCTTGCCTTCAAGTTTCGGGTTCAGGTCATTCAATAGAGCATCAGTCAATAAAGATTTAATTGCTTCGTGCATTGAACGTATATACATTCTAACATCTTCTTTATCCAATGAATTACTTTTTAATCTATCAACTTCAAGTTTAGCTTTGACTGATTGCCACTTTTTTAATTCGGTATTGTATTTCTGATAACCTTCTTTATCATTCTGATTATCTTCCATGAACTTAATAACTTCATTTTTATGCTCTTCATACCATTGTGAAAGTTCTTTTAAGTAATATCTACCAGACGAAGCAGCAGCAGGACAACCAAGTTTCTTGAACGCTTTAACATATTCAATAGGAATACCCAATGCTTTAGATACTGCTTGTTTGGTTGTTACTGTATTCGTATCTAATATATTTCCTTTTTCCATTTTAATTATTTGTCCATTTATTATCGTGATTTTGACTTATCATTTTACAGATAAGAATAAATTGATTATATGTTAAATCTCTTTTCATTAAATTTATGAAACCACAACAAAATACTACATTATCTTTTGTATATCCCTTTGTATTATCCAATCTATCTAATGAAATAGTGGTATATTTATTACATTCCGTAGTTAATGCTAATCCACTATAATAACAAACCAATGGCATTAAATGAACATCTTCAAATTTCAATTCAAATGGAAGATTTCGTTCTTTTGCTCCTCTTTTCCATTCTCTAAATCTATATTCTAATGAATGCATACATCTATACTTTTTTGTATAGAGTTTCGCACAAGTTTTACATCTTCTTTGGAGTCTATTGTTATCTTTAGCAAATTCTGAAATACATTTAACCATTTTACATATATTACATCTTTTTTCTATCATCATATCCTTATCTACATATACACTTAAATCCGTGAGTGTTTTTCCATTTCATAATTTATTCATTGTGAATTCGGAACGCGCTCCGTAACC